CAGTGACAGTATAGTTACCACCGCTATAAGAAACCTTATGATACACTATAGTATGGTTTTCGCAATACGGTTGAATATGTGCGGTATACGTATCCGTATCTATACCGATAGAAGCGCTAGGAATAAAGGTCGATTCAGACCAAATTACTCTGAACACCAAAGAAGATTCTGCATTCAAACCAGAATCCATAGTTACAGTACAGGTTGCTGTATAACTAATATTCTGCTCAAGATCAATATTTCCAGCAGACATAGCGACAAGTAGCTCATAATTAGTTTCAAAGTATTTTGAATATACAGATTCACCAGCATTTATGGTTACGGGGTTACCGATACGATCTACTGTCTCATACATCTCATTCGCCGTAATAGATAAGTGATACCCAATTGGCTGCTGTGTAACAGGTCCGGGTAATGCAGAAATATAAAACGGGAAAGACGAGATCTCCGCAAGTGAATTGCCGTTTGCATCTACAATTTCGAGCTTAAGCGTCGGTTTTGCATATACATCAACGGTTCTTTGGACAGACCAATCGCCGTACGTTGTCGTGATACCAGCTGTTCTTACTCGCCAGAGGATTTTAGTTCCCTCTTTATATCCAGTTGTATCGATAGTGTATACGCTCGTTTTATCTTTCTCATCTTCGTCAGTTGTGTTTTTAATATCATGCACAACCGGGTTGGCATCACCAATCTTTAACTCCAACTGAGCATACGTTTGACTCGAATCGTCTTCGGAATTGTGAACCCAGTATAAATACACCGTTTCACCGACGATTGCTGTTGTGGTAGACGACCACGTAGTCGGAGCAGCCGGCTCCTTACCTATTTTGATAGATACTATTTTCGTCCAACCCGACTCACCAGCACTGTTTTTGGCTCTTACTCTAAAGAAATATTCCTTACCCGAAGTTAGATCGGTGACGTAATACGCAGTGCCTTTTTCAACCGTTATCTTAGTGGTCTCGCTAGAGGTATCGAAATAATCTTTATTGTTCGTGTATTCGATCTCGTAGCCGGTTGCGGTATTAACCGAGGACCAGGTGAGATATACAGTCGTTTCATCGATAGCTTTGCATGTTGGCGTACCAGACGGCGCAGCCGGAATAGTGGATACATTGCTTGAGTAGTTGGACCAGTCACTATATAATGATCCCTTTACAGCTCGGCAAGCTACTTTATAATCACTACCCGTACTGACAGTCCAAGCATAAGACACCCACTTGGTGTTCTTGTTTATGGTCTGGGTTTTAGTTGCAGACTCAACTATAGTGTCGTCATTCTTAACTAACCGGAACTGGATACCTGTAGCAATAGTGTTTAGGTTCTCCAGTTCAGCGGTCAGTTTTAGTCCATCGATCGAAATCGAGGGTGCGGATGGCTCATCCAGCGGTGTGCTAACATTATGTGTCGTTTTTGCAGTTATCGTAGACCATGTAGCATCGAAATACGTGGTCTCGGTGTCATTTTCTTTCTTAGTCTTAGAGATCGGTTTGACTTTGAAAGTTACTTTTACAGCATTAGACGGAATTGTATACTTGCTTTGTTTAGAAGCAGCGTAATAGTCTTTATCTACATTATTGGACGAAAGATCGGTAAATTTTATACCGTCAATAGTCGTGTACTCCCACGCTATTTTATAACTTTCTGTCTGACTATCCTTGTCCCATGTCCAAGTGGCGAACAGCGTACCAGGCGAAGAACTAAGTTCTCCAAACTGATTAACTGTCGCCATAATAGGACTGGGTTTAGGTTTTGGTGTTCCGCCGCCTGCATCTGCGTACAGTTTAACAACCTGATTCACATAAATGAGATCAGGGTTCGGAATGTTGTTAATAGCAGCTAGCTGCTTATATTTGTTACCGTCACCAAGATATTTTGCAGCAATACCCCATAGAGTATCGCCTCTGACTACAGTAACAGATTTCCCATCACTAGATAGGGTAGCCATTCTTACACCCTCCTCTCTATTCTAGCAGCGCGAACAATTGTCCTAACTGCATTGGATACATTACTTCCATCATCATAAGTAACACCGTCAATGATATTAGTTATGTTACCCATGTTATCCATCTTCTTGTTAAGTTTATCGATGGCCGAAACAACATCTGCATTTGCTCCATTTTGACTTCTCTGGTTCATCATAGAACTGATAGCGCCAACATTTGCACGGACTCCGATAGAAGAATTCATATCGAGCATATTACCGATCGATCCGACACCAGAACGAACATCGCTCAGGTCAAGAACCGGTCTAATAGTGGGCTGGGCTTCTATTCCAGACTCAACTAAGCTGGAAATCTTAGAAATACTATTAGAAATACTTCCAATGGCTTCCTTACCCATGGATTGTCCTGCATTATATACAGAACTGCCCATCCGGTTTATACCTATAATAAGACCTTCACCAAGCCATTTACCGGCTTTGATAGTGGCCTTAGAAGGAGACTCAGATTGCTGACCATCCTTCTCGCCCTGAACCGCTTTCTGGCCCAGAGTATAACCAGCATCATATGCATCGTCCCACTTCTCTTTGATACCGTTAACGAGACCTTCACCAAGGTATTTTCCGGCGCTATACATACCGGAGTACTTTGTTCTGGCTCCAGAAGCAGCTTTTGTGCCAACTTTTTTAGCAGCAGATTCTACCGCGGTATCTTTTTCTTCAATACCATTTTTTAGGTGAGTAGCAAAGTTATTACCTACGGTTTTGAAATCGTCGGATTTGTCTTTGGCTGCTTTTACGGTTTTATCGATAAGCGAGGACATAGACTTAGTAACATTGTCACTATTGTTATCAATGCCGTTCGTCATGGCATCAATGAGCGATTCCATGGCACTGGTCATATCGGCCGCCTTGCCAGAGAAAGCTTCGATAACGCCATCAACATCGGCACCACTCAGAGAAGTTAGTGCAGATTTAAAGTCTTCTACACCTATATAGGTATAGTTGTTCAGTTTACTCATTTCATCTGCGCAATCGGCAGCCTGAGAAACGGCAGAATGTAAACTGTAATATTCATCGCTCATGGTAAACGCGTCAATACTGTTAATTAAGGCGACCAGACTGCGAATCTGGTTTTTCAGACTACCAAGACCACTATAATCATATTCCGAAGTAGTTATCGTATTAAGAATGGACGCTACACCGTTAAGTAATTCAATACTAGTATATAGCGCTGTCATCTTTTCTACATCAGCTGTTTCCGGAACATTAGACATGAGTGTTCCTAATTCGGTGATAACAGCCTTAGAATTCTGAATAACAGTAATATCATCTTCGCCAAGTGTCGCAGCAGTCTCACAATAACTCGAGACACCATTCGCCAGGGCACTAAGTGCGGCACCAAATGATTGTCCGTCGTTCGATCCGAATATAGCTTCGCCCCAGCCACCGCTATCAGGAACTTTATCCATCACCAGAACTAATTCATCAATGGCCTTACCGGAATTAGTTATAGCAGCGATCTTAGTCTCGTCAATCTGACTTGCAGCATTAGCATAAGCAACAACGCCATTGGCGAAACTGGTCAACTTTGTGCCGAAATCGCCAAGATCCTTCTCGCCAGCTACGGCTTGCCACAGACCATTTTGACTCGGTAACTTACCATTTAGTTCGGCAAGGGCCCCAGCAGCATCTGCAGACGCTTTTATCGCCTCGGAATCGATCGGCTGTCCTGTGACGATAGCAGAATAATCGACTAGGCACTGTGCGAACATAACTATGCTTCTACCGAAAGTAGTCAGTTCTTTTGTGCCCATGATCTCTTGCGCCCAGCCACCTTGTGCAGGTATAGCGCCATTGAGATCAGCAAGGGCTGTTCCAGCTTGTGCAGATATTTTTATCGCTTCTGCATCTATAGCTTCCCCTGACACTTTGTTCGAATAGCTGATTAGACAGTCAGCAAACGCTTCAATGCTTCTACCAAAGACAGCTAATTCTTTAGATCCTATAATGTCCTGTAACCATCCGCCTTGTCTAGGTAGGCTATGGTTTAAATCAACAAGGGCATTAGCTGCGGTAGCAGCACGCTGGATATTAGCTACGTCATCGTCAGTTAGATCTGCCAAAGATGCAGCTACATCCTTCATATTATCGGCGAAGCTGGCTATACTCTCACCAAATGTGCTAAGAGCACCATCACCGAAGTTATTGTTACCACAGACATCATTAAGCGATTTAACCGCATTAGCAAACGATTCCATGCTGGTTGCAGTTTCTGGTTTCATTCCATCCATAGCAGATATGAAATCACCAGCATTACCAGCAAAAGTGGATAACTCGGTTCCCAACTCACCAATAGAGCCTCTAGTCCACGATCCTAGAAGGTTGCTCTTAGTCAACGATAATATCGCATCAGCTAACTTCGCAGCATTATCAACAACTCCGTCATCAACAGACCCCATTGTTGTTAGGAATGTGTCTAAATTATCAGCAAAGCTACTAAGGTTCTCGCCGATTTCGGGTAATTTCGACGTCAATCCAACACCGAATCCGCTAATTATTTCGCCAAAACCAGTAGCGAGACGTATGAATAGATTGAGTCCGTTGTCTAGCCAATCCTCTAAGAAAGGACATAACTCAAGTAGTCCGCCGACAGCGAGCATGACCACACCCATTTCGGCTATTAAAAGACCTAAAGATTGTAGGGCCGCAATTCCAACAAAAGCAGCAGGGCCTAATAAACCAATCAGAGTTAAGGGTATTAGTAACGTTGTTAGAGCCGTTACAATACTAATCAACGTCGTGACCGTAGGCATTGCTTTGCCCAAACCGTTTTCATCAAGCGCTTTAACGATCGCTCCGATTTCCCAAACAACCAGTCCTAGTAAAGCAAGCGCAGCTACGCCACCGACTGCAGCAGGGGAGAGCAGGCCTATAACAGTTAATGCTGCCAGAACGACAGTCATTGCTACTAACATAGCTGAAAGAACATTAACAGTTCCTATAGCGCTGCTATTCAGACCACTTTTATTAAGGGAGTTGACGATGGCTCCGATTTCCCAGACAACAAGTCCTAGCAAAGCCAAGGCAGCTACCGCTACAGCAAGTCCAAGCATAACCATCGGGTTCTGTAGGACGGTACCCAACAGTGTGCACACGGCCAGTACACCGGTAAGTGTGACCAGCATGGCGGATATTACTCCAACCGCTCCTATAGCACTACTATCTAAACCGTTTTTGTTGAGTGAATTAAGAACCGCTCCGATTTCCCAGACTACTAAACCTAGTAAACCTAATGCGGCTACCGCTACAGCAAGTCCAAGCATAACCATCGGATTCTGTAGGATGGTACCCAAAAGGGCACAAACCGCCATCACTCCGGTTAGAACAAGTAACATAGCAGAAAGTACACCCACAGTAGGTAACATACTACCAAGATTCCAACCGTCCATTAAATGGAGGAAGTAACCGAGTTCTAGAACGACAACACCTAATAGCGCAATCGCACCTACAGCAGCATAGGCTCCCTTATTTACTTTAAGGAAACTTAAAACCGTGAGTACGCCAGCCAGAACTGATATAAGAATGGACAGGGCAGCTGCATTAGATATAGCATCAGTTGTGCCTAACTTAGACATTCCCCATAATATCGCGGCCAATTCAACAACAACTAGTCCGAGAACCGCCATAGCGCCGATCCAAGGATATATGTTACTGGAAGCTACTTCATATTTTGTTAAAGTCCATAGCGCAAAAGCCATGGTCGCTAACAATAGGCTTAAACCACCAGCACTGGCAATAGCGGTTTCCCAAGGAATTTTCTTCATCAGATATAGTGCGCCTGCTAAAATACCCATAATTAGAGCCAATAACGCCATAGCTCCAACCCATTTGTAAATATTACCCGAGGATACATCATATTTGGTTAAGGAACGCAGAGCGAAGGCCATTGCTAAAATGAGCATACCCAAGGCACCAGCAGAACTTATAGAACTCTGCCAAGGAACGTCTTCTAACAACTTTATAATAGCTGTCATCTCGGCAAGCAGTACGACGAACGTTATTAACACGGCGATGATCGGTCCCATTTTGAGGCCGGAACAAGATTTACCTATAGCAAACATCAGGCCTGCAAACAAGATCAATGCGCCAGCAACGGCAATACCACCTTGCATAAGGGTATTAATGTCCATTTTACCGAGAAGCCATATAGCGGCAACCACAGCAAGTAGTGCTACTGCCAGTCCGGTAAAATTATTAACCGATTTCTGACCTTTCTCAAGAACAGAACCCTTGTTAGCTCTACTAAGTGCGATCGACATTAACGTCATTACGCCGAGAAGTGCAATTACGACACCACCGCCCTTAAGCAGTGTCTTGTCATCCATAGCGGCAAAATCTTCTATAACGCCGATTAGTATCTTAAGCGATATAACCATTGCGATGAGTGTCAAGGCTAGACCACTAGCGCTAGAGTTCGCTTTAACACCGCCGGATGCTATTCGAATAGCCACTGATAGCGCCAGTAACATCTGCAGCATTTTATTTATTGCAGTGCGTTTACCAGACCAGTCAAAGGCGTCATAATCTTCAATGACTTCAAGCATCAGTTTTAGAGCAGCCATTAAAGTCAGGATTGCGGCAACAGATCGGAACGATGAACTACCCGCTTTGGAGATCATGCGCACGCCGGCTGTCAATGCTATGAGAATACCGCCAAGAACCAAGAACGTTTTACCGGGATTCTCCAGCTTAAGCTGGTCTATCGCTTTAAGTGTATGTACTAGGATCGCTATTGAACCCACAAGCATTAGCATAGCTGCAACTGCTCCGGCAACATCGATGCCTTTTCCTTTTGCCGCGAATGCACCCATAGCGATGACAACACCAGCCATCACGACCATTAAGCCGGCTAAAACAGCAGCATTCTTCCAAACCTTGTCAAACTCCATGCTACCAAGGACTAAAATGCACACCGTTAATACACCAAGGGCCAAAGCCATGGATTTAAACGCTGAGGCCATTGCGTCCCATTTCAGAGAAGCTGCGAAATTATTAAGTGCATTAGTAATGTTATCAAATGGCGATACGATTGTATCGAGCATCTTGATAGTCTTTATTAGGACTATAATCCATAGGAACTTCGTAACAGCATCCATGATAACCGGAAGATTAACTTCCTCGGTTCCGAATAGGAATTCCTTGATAGAATTGGCTATCTCTTTACCTATTTCGAATGCTTTTTTTATTTTATCTCCAGTTTTTAACCAGAATGTTACGAACTTCTCTAGCGCGGTTTCCTTAAATACCTGCCAATTCCAATTGGCAACATTATCTTTAAGGTGACCAAAGAAGCCGGTTATCGCTCCTATAAAACCTGTAGAACCAGTTTCTCCAATTTTTTCTCCGATTTTGACGAAATTCTGGAAGAAATTAGTTAGGTTGTCAATACTAAACTTTGGTAACTTAAACTTACCAAAGAACTCTTTAAGTTTACCGAATGCGACACATACACCATCAATAATAGACGTGAATATTTTACTATTCTTTAAACTATCGCCAATGTCGGATAGAAAGTCCTTAAAGGTCTTTAGTCGTTCGACCAGAGGAGATGCATTGAAATCCTTTATACGACCAGAAATGTCATCCAACGCTTTAGAAATAGTATCGGATGCATCCTCAAACCAACCAGCAACAGTTTTAAAGAATTCTGTTTCTTTGAACTTTTTAATCCATTCGCCGACATTCTCAACGAGGAATATCGTAATGGTGTCAATCACTTTGTCGACGACGTTGCGTACCTTAACAAAAGCGTCGCCTATGCCAGCGGTAATATCTAGTACGCTTATATTAAAATGACTCAAGATACCAGTCGCTATTTTGAAGGCTATTTTAAAAGCGCCGCCGAATATCGTAGAGAGTAGATCGACAACAGCAAAAATACCATCAAAAGTCCGACGAAGTTTCTCACCAGTATCGGTAAGTTTTCCAGTATCTTTGTCGATAATGTTTATTTTCGACGTCAGGCGATGGAATGCCGAGATTAGATCGAACAGGCCGTTTGCAATGTTTTGTATGCTTGTTTTCGGGAAAATGTCCATCCAGGCTTTCTTCATTGCCTCAAATGTACCGACAAGTCCCTTACCAATATTCTTAAACGAATTAATTAATAACCAGCGGCCATTAATCTCATCCAGATTGGCAATAAGATCCTCTAACGGAAGACCCAATTTTTTAGCAGTGGATCTAAGCTCCTTAAAAGCTTCTATTTGTTCTTCGGTATACCCTAATTCTTCAAGCTGAGCATTAGATAACGCGGCAAGATCAGCGATCTGTTTAGCTTCGGCTTCTGATAACTTATCGAGATTTTTTGCGGACTCAGATTGTTTGTCGTTCAGTTCAGTCTGCGTTCCAATAAGTTTGTCCTGAGCAGCAATCTGTTCTTCAGTATAACGGAAACTGTTTCCAAGTTTCTCATTAACTTTATTTTGAACTGCGTAGAAATTCTGACCAGCCTTAGTTAGAGCATCAAAACGCTCTTGACCATTACCAAACTTTCCGCCGATAACTTTATCGACAATTTCACCCAGATCCGAGATTGACTTAACAGTCTCTTTTACAGTGTCGCCGACGGCTTTCATCGGTTTCGATACAGAAGTAATAGTCTCGGACAGCTGAGTAAAACTCTTTCCAAGAGCACTCTCGAGAATTCCGTTTCGGATATCAGCCATTTTTGTAATAATGTTGCTGATAAAGTTTGACAATCCTGTCCAAAAGACTTTAGCTTCGTCTAAGCCGCCGAATATTGTCTGCCAGGTATCTTTCCATCCAGTGCCTGCAGTAGCCTTAAGCGAGTCCATCATCATAGAGAATGTCTTGATGTCCTGGGCGGCAGCGTATGCTTTCTGACCTATTTCCGTAGTTTCGTTGCCGTAATCGCCAAAGACCTTCATCATCACATCAGTAGTCGCCCACTGTTCTTGCAGGCCGTCAATGAACAACTGTTGTAATGTGAGTGTTTTTTTGCCAGCAATGTACATTCCATCGCCAGCGTCTTTTAGAGTTCCAGCTGCAATAGCAGCTTCCACCATCTGATTCTTCCATTCCATGGTGGCAATACCGGCATTATTAATGGAGTTATAGTCCATTCTTGTTAAGTAGCCGGTACCAATCGCCTGACCCAAGTTATAGAATGCGATAGAAGCCTTACCAGCGTCGCCGCCAGCAAGTGCGGTTGCGTTGGCAATACCGATCATAGCTTCGGTCGCCTTCTCTAGTTCAACACCAGCATTCGTGAACTTAGGTAGGTTGTTCAGCATATCAGCTGTACTATACACTGTCTTATCAGCATATTCGTCCAGCTTTTTCAACTCTGTCTCTACTTCTTTGGCGGTTTTTCCAGTACCAGCCATAGTAGTTTGGACAGCGTTTAATGTCATTTCATATTCGCCCCAACCGTCTTTTACCGGTGCTACAGTTAGAGACTCAACGATTCTTTTACCCGCATTAACCGCGGAATTGGTAATGTTGGCGAGGGCTGTTATACCTACAACTTGTAACGCTGAAAATTTAGTCCGGACAGTTTCTACCGCGCCGCCGAGACTAGACATATCGACTTTCTTAGCCGCGGTCTCAACGTTCTCCAGACCCTTAGTCGCACCATCAAGATGTAGTTTTTGCTTAAGTTTATCGAGCGTCGACATTGTAGTAGCGACATTTTTTTCGAAATGTTGATTATCAAATCGCATCTCTACTACTTTAGAGTCAACAGTAGTACTCATAACTTAGTAACCTCCCTCCACGCATCATTTGCCAATCTATCAAAAACAGGCTGGATAGCAGGATTGATATAATCTCGACCCTGTACCCAGCCTCCGGTACCAGTTCCATGACCATACTGTAGAATTATGGCGATTGGAACTCCATTTTGAATGTTTGAGTTATGAAAAGAAATTGTCGCCGACCCGTTTCTATGCTCTATCTCATAAAACCATGAATTAGCCGTTTGTCCGGATTCGACGGGCGTTGCAGACGCAAGAGCAGCTACTCCCTCCCGACCATACTTGTCGAGATCACCGATACGAACGGCATTTTTGGCTTTTTCCAAATAGCTAGTAAGTTTGGAGAAGTCGCCCTTTTGTCTGAACTTAATCATAGTTACACCTCTTATGCCATGCCCAGAAGCTTCTTCCAGGTTTTATTATTAGCAGTAATAACGCCGTCAACATAACAGCCATTATCCTGCTGGAAGTGAGCTACGGCGGATGTGAATTTCGAACCAGCGATACCATCAACAGTACCTACTTCGGTATAACCGAGTTCGTATAATCTCTTCTGAATATACTTAACCACTACGTGTTTATAGTTGATTCTCGAAGAAATCGTTAAAGTTTTAGATAGTGTCTGAGGACCAGCGATACCGTCGACAACTGCGCCAATCGACTTCTGAACATCCTTAATGAACTCGGTAAGAGTATAAGACTCGGTTGCGGACTGAACCTTGTTCACTTTCTTAGTCAAGTTCAGATGTTCGGCGGCAGCTTCGGCATACGCAATACCAAGCTTCTTGAGCTCAGCGTCGTCGTTCCAGTCCTGAATATCTTTCTTGTTATCAACAAACGCACCCTCGTTCAGCACAGCTTGCATGTTTGTATACTTGAGTACATACAAATCGGAACGAATCTTTACGCCACGGCTATTCTGACCGATAGCTTTTACGTGCTTTTCAAACACCTTACCGAGGTTAGATCTTGCATTGGAATATACCAGTGCCTCGTATCCGTCTCCACGACCAGCATTAAAGTGGTTGGAAACAAATAAATCGGCACCCCAGTTATTGGCATCCTGGCAAATAGCTTTCAGACTATCCATACTACCAGGAGTAATTTTAGTCTCACATTCATAGTTTGCTAGTAGGTAGTCGTTCATGTGCATCGATACGATAACATTAAGCTCGCGCTCGGTTTCGTAACCTACTGCGCCAGGATCTATATCGGAATGACCAGGATTGATATAAATTTTCTTAGACATGTTTATCATCCTTTCGTGTTTAGTTGTTTTCTACGAGCGGCATTAAGAGCAGCATTACGACTCATTATGTCACGCTTACTCATCTTCTTAGGCGGAGCATTCTTTACATTGCACACCCGGATGAGAGTAAGGAGTCTATTCAAATGCCATTTCTGACATTCAAACGGTATATTTAACGCTATCATCCAGTAATATATAAGCTCCGCTGTAATAACCTCACGATTTTTCTTACCATTTTTATCTTCGGAAAAATACGTAGCAGTCATAGGAGCAGATATGTAATCGTTTATCGCTTTAATATTCTCTTGCGATAGACAATCGTACACATTATCATTGACGCTCGGATTAAGTGTCATACACTTTACATAGTCAATCACTTCTTCGTGTGTTTTATCTTGTTTACTTAGAAATGATTTACACCATTTTGACTCCCATTTTGAAATCGAGATAAGGGAGTGTTCTAACTGTAAGGTTTGTTCCTTAACGTATATGAATTCTCCCTTAATCTCATCGAATTCTTCAGTAGCGGGGATTGTAATGGTTAACATTGTTCAAACCCCCTAAACATTAATTAGTTATTTGTAGGTGCAGGAATGGAGGGCTTATCCATAACAGGAACAATTCCATTGACAAACTTAGAAGCCGCATCGGCATCAGTTGCCAGCTCCATAAACAGCTGAGAATAAGCTTCGGTTTGAGCAAACTCATCCGCTAATTCCTTAGACTTGATGAATCGTCTACCATCGGCGCTCTTCTGGCCGTAAGCCTTCAGAACCAGTTCCTTAAAGATCTTTACGATCGCAGGAGCGTCCTGTGCCGCAACAATCTTGTTAATCATCTCAGCCAGACCGCCTGTAGTGCTCAATTCCATTTCCATCAGTTCTGCTTTGGACAGGTTAAAATAGTGGTCCTCAGTTCTTTCGACACCATTGTAGTCAGTGTAAGTAAAAGTCTTTTTCAGCATATTAGTTTTCTCCTTTCAAAGTGGCCGCTTAATAGCAGCAATTAAATATTGTTGTTTTGGTTATAAAATAAAAGAGGAGTCGCCAGCCTAACTGAATACGACTCCCCACATACTACTGTTTCTTTTATTAAAAGAGTGTTGGATCACAGTAAAACATTCACTTCGTGACTAATATTCTATTAGCCAGCTGCCATCATAGTGGCGATCTCATCCGGTAGGGGCAGAGTGGGCTCTTCGGACTCGGAGCCATACAGCTTGGCCTCGAGAGCAGCCAGCTTCTCAGCATCAACCTTAGTGGAATCGATGGTCACGCAAGCGGTGGGCTTATGACCAGCGACAGCTACGGGAGTGGTAGTGAACTCCCAAGAGAAGGTAATAGCCTCGGGGCTATCGTTAATAGAGGTGTAAGCCTTCTCAGAAACAGCAGCCAGAGCGCCGTAAACCAGATGCAGCTTGTAACCATAATCGTTACCCTCGGTATCATTACCCAGAGTGGTACGATAGCAGAAGCCAAAGGTCTTACGGGTCTGTGCACCAATAGTCACGCCCTCAGCCAGGTCAGCTTCGCCGTTGCAAGCTTTGAATTCATCGGGGTAGGTATAAGCCTCGATGGTACCACCAAATTCCTCATTAGACATCAGGTTCAGGTACTTGATGTCGTCAGCGTACAGAGGAGTAGCCTCAGCGCCAGAGGGGCTCTCGGTAACAGCAGTCAGGCCATTCCAAGCCACGCCGGTACCATAAGCATTCTTATCAAAAACATACAGAACGCCGTTCTTTACACCGGTCTCATAAAAACGTTCGCCGGTCTGATCCCAAACAAGTTTAGACATATAGTTGTCCTCCTTTTAATAATATAATGTGAACGGATAATGGTTTAAATTATCCGCAGTATAAGGTCTCCCGAAATTACACATCTCGAAATGAGCAAGAAGCTTATCGGGAATAGTAGTATCAGGGTCTCTAGTAATCACAACGCCTTCATAACGATTGGTATAATTATAGATTTTATTGTTTGCACGTTTAAAATCCTTACCGCCCAATTCATATCGAATAGCATCGTATTGCATTTTTACTGACGCGGGAGACTGAAAATACACATTTTTAGATCCGAGTATTGTACATAACTCCTCATGCAGATTAAGCCTGCTAGCCATTGTATACGCCTCCCAACGTCAGTATTAGTCTAGGGAACTTAGGCTCCACACTAGTGATCTTCCATTTAGCTCCCATAAACTCGATCCACTTCATAGAGTAGAATTTTTCGATGGCGAATGGATCGGCAACGATGCTGATCTGACTATTAACAGTCAAGTCATCATTCGTACTATCGGAATTCACACTCCATTTGGTCGTATTGCGAATAACATCTCCGTAATACTCGAGTATCGTGTTTTGGGGCATCCATACTCCGGGAGCAGTTTCTACATCCTCAGAATATCCAATTTTTCCGTACCATTTCGCCATCGATTATCACTCCATTTTGATTTTGTAAACGGTTATGTAAGCGCTTACATTATTAGCCAGCGGCAACAGCCTCTTCCAGAACGATAGCAGAGTAGGGATCGATCAGAGCACCGGACAGACGGGTCTCCATCAGGTACTTGTACTGGTTGTAATCGATATCGAAGTCCTCGAAGCTGGTTACTTCGCCACCCTTAGCGCAACCGAACTGATAGTTGTTCATGTTGACAAAGATGCCCAGCAGGTTGAACTTGTTGCCGGACTCATCTTCACGCTGCAGGCCAGAGATCTGATCAACGTCGAAGATTCTAGCAACGTTCAGAACCTTGCACAGGTCAGCAGCAGAATCGTAAATACGACGGCCATTCATATCACGAGCCATCAACATGGTATTCAGCAGCTCGGGAGCGCAGTAGAAGTCAGCAACACCCTTGCCCTTATAGCTAATACGGCCGTTCATCAGAGCAGCGATGATAGCTTCGGACTTAACGAACTCGTCGCCGAAGTTAGCACCAGTGTTGGTACCCTGCAGCTTGGTCTTCATACCAGCAAAGTCGACAGTCTCGTGAATGACATAGGGATCGGCGTCAGTCCAGATAGGACGGATGCTCTGATCAGAAATCTTGTCAGCTTCCTCGTTACGATGGTCGCCAACCAGAGCAGCCAGAGCAACGGTCTCCTCCAGAGTGTGCTTCATGATGTTGCGCATATAAGCAACACCGTCGAAGTCCATATCCTGAATGTCGTCACGATGCAGAGCATCCTTAACATACACGGTCTGGGGATGAGTTTCACGCTTCAGCAGCTTAACGTTAGCCAGAGCCTTCTTCTGCTCGCCCTTGGTGTGAGCCTTAGCAGTGATCTCAGCAGCGCGTGCGTCGATCTGACGGGTGCGAACACGAGCGATGGGGCTCTTATTAGCCTTAGCCATTACATGAGCAACCCAGTCCATGTCGCGCTCAATCAGAGTGGGAGCACCAGCGGGAACGTTCTTCAGATCAGTAAACAGAACGTCGATCTTTTCGCCGTCCTCGGCACCAAAGCCGTGCTGCAGGTGATCGTTAGCGTACATCTCGATAGCCTTCTTCAGGCTACCAACAGTTTTAGCATTGCTCAGGATTTCCTCCTGATCAGCGTGGGACAGGACATTGGTCTCCTGCTGTGCGTCGCGGTCAAATACATTTGTTTTCATAGTTTCATTGCCTCCTTCAGAATGTTTAACAGTTTCGTTTTCGTTTTCGTCAGTTTTGTCTTCGTCGGAATCATCCTCACCAAGAGCCATTCCGAGAACCGTATAAATTGCGGTTTGTTCTTCTTCATTGCTCTTCGCCAGAATGTCCTTAATGACATCAATAACACTTTTTTCTTCGGTCTCTTCCTTAGAATTGTCCTTGTGTTCGATCACAGGCTCTTCTTTGGTTTCGACTTTGGTTTCAACTTCAGTTTCAACTTCAGTTTCGACTTCAGTTTCGACTTCAGTTTCGACCTTCTGATCTTCGTTCACCACAGTATCATTTTCCTCCTTTTTATTTTCGGCATGTTGCAGGGGCTGTTCTTCTTCGGTATAGTGATGAATCACAATGTTCTCGTCATAGCCCAAAATCAAGCCCTCTTCGGTGTCTTCACCATGTACCATAACGTAGTCAATGAATGCACCGGGGTTAGCCCCAGCCATCACAATACTTACTTCTCTAATTAATCCATGCAGAACGTCTTTACCTGCCTGTTTCAGCTTATTAGCATAAATAGACAGGGATCTTACGTCGCCATGTCGAACAGCTTCTTTTGCTGCTTTACCAGATTCGCTATTATTGAAGGAGCAATATGCATAAACACCTTCATCACGATTTTCAAGCAGCGCATGACCCAGAATTCTATCCGGATCACCATGATCGTGGTTCCAGACCAAGGGAACGGTCTGTCCGTCATTGGCCTTGAATGCATCCTTACGAATGGTTCGGCCATCGGCGCACAGGAGATCGTTTCTCGTGGCCCAACCACTAAAATCATACTTCTCCATTTTGATGTATCCTCCTTCTTATAAAGTATTATTTATCTATGAGGTCGCCAATTGGCGCTTCCCATATATTAGGGGTACCCTTAGAAGAGTCATCGTTATTAATATTATTAGTTGGAGTAAGAGATTCTTCTGGGTGATTTAGGTTGCTATTTATAAGCATATCGGCCTTAGGATCATCAGACGGCTTAAGTCCGATAACCTGTCTAAACTCATTGCTAGACATGATTTCATTCCGAGTGAGACTATCCGCACTCTCAGCCACTTCGCTAACAGTCATCAGTCTAAACGGATCTCTAAAGAACATCACAGTTTGCCCCTGAGTTCTGGCTGTTTTACTCAAGAAGCTTCGCCTCATAGCATCAACAATAGCCGATACAATAGGCTCGATTGTTCTGTTGTTATAATTCAACATGGCCTTCTCGTCGGCAGTATTGTCGAGTACAGACGGTGTCATACCAATCTGATTGTATAACTGACTCGTCAGATACTCGATCTGCTTCATAAGGTTATTTTCAACCGGGCGGTTTAACTGAGTAATCTTTTCAGTACCATCAGTGTAAGCAATACCATAAGGACCTTTGAGTTGATCCTCAATATCCTTACGCCGCTTTTCAGCCTGTTGCTGTCGAGCCTCAGATTTAATTACGTATGGCAACTGAATAATAAGATCCAGCTTACCAGAGCCGCTTTGCTCATCAATAGCATCCAGAATATTAAGTTTTCTTATCAGACGCTGCATTGTCGAGTTCGGTTCATTAATTACTGCATATAGCGGGTTCTCGATTATTGCGACTGATTTTTTAGGAAGTGTGATGTCTTCTTTGCGACCGGTCCGATCGTTATAGACTCGAACCTTTACGTGAGCCGGATACCATTCCAAAATCTGACCAGTTCTCATTGACAAAATGTCATAAGAAGTAGACATGGTCGGATCGTAAGAGGTATCAACAGGGACAATAGCAACGGCTCCTTCGTCGAACATAGACATGACCACATCCTGTATAAAAGATCGACCAGTTTGGTCTATATTAGCCTCAACCGTTAAACAGTCATTCAGACCAGATCGAATATCTTCTATATATCTACCAGTTTTATCGACTCTACAGTGTTTGATAGTAATCGCGGCGACATCCATTGCGATTCGGTTATATACAGACGTAACAATAGAACGCTCGTTACCGCGCGTGAATCGCACACGATCTGGGCGATACACATAACCCATGCCCAGGTTTTGATACTGAATCTCCGTGGGATCTCGGTTTTTAGTAAAAGCATTCCAGGCTCGTTTAAGTCTGGATGGTAATGTTAACTCCATTTTGAAGTATCCTCCCCTCAATTCCTCGGCAGATCGTTAACGAAAGCGTATGCACCGGCTAGTTCTTCCTTAGACAAAGAAGAGATTTTTCGGTTCATCGATGCTACATATCGTTCATTATTCGCAATCTTCATACGAGCCTTAGCTGCTTTCTTGGCTACTTTATCGGACTTAATCGAGTATTTCATAGCCTTGACGCCATAACCGGAGGTTTTAGATAGTCTATTTGCATCTACTTTAGCTTTAGCAGACTTATACTTGGCTTTTTCAGCCTTAGACTCATAAATCGACTTTTTGAAATCGCTATCTGCGGCGAGAGCTTTCTTACCTAACTTAGCAGCTTTCTTTGCATACTTTGCAGACTTTGCAGCCGCTCGGTTAGAACGCTCAAGGTCCTGTTCAGAGTGAATCTTCTCAGATTTCTTTGTAAGAGCGGCAGACTTCTTGTCATAGTTTAGGGCCTTCTTTCTCAGCCGTTCGTTAGAAGACGCCTTAGATTGGGCTCTTCGCACACCCCACTTCATCCCAAGGACGCCATAGTGCATCAGTTCGTCGTCTGAGATTTCGTAGAACTGACCATGAGATAATATATAGTTAGACGTAAGTATCACCTCTTTTACTCAAAAGATTCTTTATTAAGTTTCCATGCCACAAAGGCATCTAACATAGCGGCTACGGGGTCAATCTTAGCCTCGTAGCGTTTCTTCAAAAGTTTACGGTTACCGTTAGTATCCTCTAGAGTTATACAGTTACCCATCGCATAAGACATGAGGTCCTCATCGAATAACAACATTCTCTGTTCGGACAGATTCTTTAGTTCGCCAAGAGGTACAGACTCCGTCTTAGCGCCCTGAATAACTTTTTCAATACCAAACGGTCCGTTTTCTCGTTCCCAACGCTCAATAAATTCTCTGGCATTATAAGGGTCGAAACCAATACAGCGAACGTCATATTCACGCTCCAGAATGTGCTGATCCAGATCGTCATAGACTTCCATCATGTCGAGAATAGTACCCTCTAAAACTATTAGACTGCCTTCTTTCATGAATTCATCATATTTTGCTCTCATTGCGGAAGGTAGTTTCATGATTGTAGTGGACGAAATATAGTTTCTGGTCTTAATACCAAAACAACCATTTGCTAGAGGGAAAAGGAACGTAAACGAACAGAAGTCGTTTCCCTGAGAAAGGTCAGCTCCCACTGAGCAAGGCATCTTCCAGAAGTCTCTCTTTCTATGAGGAAGCGTTTCTTCATATGTAAAGTAATAGGTATAACCTTCCATAGGAATACCAAATCGCTTAGCTAAGATATCATTACGCGCAGACGGGTTGTGTTCAGCTTTCTCTACATCCTGGTGATAGACGTCGTAATGGACTGTCTTATCCAGATTAGGATTAGCCTTAAGCCACATTCTAGGATCGTTAACTTCATCGATGGAATCAAGTTTATACCACCAGATAGACACCCGAGGATTCGGATATTCACCCTTCAGTATCTTTGCTAACTCCATTTTGATTGAGTCACCAGGACCGTTACGAACTGTACCCTCGGAACTGATAGCAACTATTAAATAGTCGTCGTTCTTCGAAGCACCCTGTTCCGCAGCACCGACAACATCCTCTCTGATATCTCCAGAAAGCCATTCGTCTATGGTCCATATTCTAGCTCTAGAACCCTGAATCTTATCTATACTCATAGGTTTGATTTCGAGAATAGAACCGGTTAAGAAATTCTCAATGCCCTTTTTAGTAGAAGCTAATTTCTGACGGTTGGCTTTGGAGCCAGTAGTATTCTGTAAGGAACCCTCAGTAAGGAACTTAAATAAAGGTCCTCTGGCTCTAGTAATGGAGGTTCGAATCGGAGATAATACTTCTTCGGCTTGTCTCATCGTAGGTGCTGTCGTAACCTGCTCTGTCGTAGATGTGTCAACATTTAAGAAATAACTATGAAGACAAGAACCATACATAGACTTAGCAGCACCACGAGCGACTATTAAATACTGTTTCTGTGTTAAGCGCCTCTTGATACGCTTATTCACATATCGTCCACCACGACCATCTTCAGATGGAACATATACACTTCGTTCCTCGAAGAAGTACCAACCAAAAATTTGCTCTGCCCACAACTTAAACGAATCTAATAGATGTAGGTCTTCGCCATCAGTTAGGGTAAGCTCATTTTCACAATATTCTATAAAGCCATCAATAGCTTTATCGTCGTAGTAGACACCGGGATTCGCAATAAGTTCGTCTATCCGGTTCATCTCTAAAGATATTTCTTTACAAACCGGAATCTCCCCTCGCATAACAGCGTCGCGAAATTCCCCATAATATCTAGGAGTAGCAGTATTTGAAAGTGCCATTACTGCCCACCCCTTTAATCATCATCGTCGTCTTTATTCTTTTTATCCTTGCCTTTATCAGGCTTGACACCCTTACCTCTTGCACCCTCTGCGTAGTACTTGACGTTGGCTGCTCGAACAAGACGCTCGTATTTCTCGTCGGACATATTATTGAGCTGATCGACGAGGTCGTCGAGGTCAGGCTCGCCTTTCTTGATATCCTTGATTTTCTTTTCAAGTTCAAGTTTCTTAGCCTGCTTTTCGAGTCTCTCGAGAGGATCTTTCTCGTTAAGTCCAAGTTTATCTTTCATAAACTTTTCAAGCCATGCTTTTCCAGCATTCTTAGCAGCAGGAGCCACAACATCGTTAACTAAACCGTCGATGAATTTTTTACCCTTGGAGACCTTTACAGGATTAGCAGATGCAAGGCTCCGCTGAGCATTATAATAGTTGCTTTCTAGCTGCATTCGGTTAGTTTTTTCTCGAAGCTCATCGTCGGTCATCTCACCGACAGTCTTCTTACGAGGAGTAGAGTCGGAATCAGAATTGGATTTACCCTTAAGCTGACCTAGTTCCGCCTCGAGTTTAGCTCTCCGCTTCTTGCCAGCATTAGTTAGACTACCGTCTTTATTCTGGAATCTGCGAATGCCCCATTTCATACCCACAATACCATGGTGGGTTAAACTGTTATTATCCATTTTGAATTTTCCTCCTCTCTTTAAATGTAGTGAATAGACGCAAGCTTCTTTTGGTCCCATTCAAAAACCATGAAGCGCCGATGTGCTCCTACGAAGTCTTCTTTGTCGGACCAATCGTCAAGCTTATTACCGGAGGATAGTCTCCGCACCATTACGCCAAAGATATCAGCCTCGGATTCGTGATGAAGATGTCCAGCATGAACTTCTCTTACGTTAGCGTCGGCAAATTCTTTAGCAAATGTAATAGGAAAGATATGCGCCAGATTCTTAGCGGTAGCCTGTTTAGAATCGCCATGAGTGATCATGATAGAATTCTTACCATATGTAATCACTTTACGATTTTCGAAAGAATCGTCCACTACAGAGGAGCCATATCTTTCAAGTAGCACCTGAATAAACATCCAGGCAGTACTTCTATCATGATTGCCAGCGGAGTACATAACTTTTACGTCGTTGGCATACTGTAAAGCAGTATCAATTAGAGCATACATAAATGTCCGACCATCTTTTACAGCTCGCACCATATCGACTTTCTCAATAGGTGTGCCTTTAGTGGTTTTACCATTTATAACGCTGTCGTTATGAAAGAAATCTTGACCAAAAGGAATGACAATCTTGTCCCAGGTTCGGCTAGTAATGAGATCTAAAAGCTCATTCAATACTGGAGTATAATAGTCCATAAAGGCTACACCCCAGTGCATATCAAAAAGAGGAATCTCTAGCATTCGCGTTGCATTGTAGATTTCGGGTTTGGTGTACTCGAAAGGTTCTACAGTATCACGAATGGCTTCTAAAAATTCCTCATGGTCAAATTCTTCTGCTTTTTGTTTAATCCAAGCCTGAATGATCTCACCAGACTTAGATACTTGTACAGTTGCGTCATGAGCGATAAAACCCTCGTAGGTTCCGCAGTTAAGGGTATACTCACCAGCATATTTTCTCTTTGACCAGTTACACAACATGCTTTTAAATGAATTAAAATTGGTCGGTTCGTCAACGCTATTTATGAAGTACTCGTTATAGATTTCTCTATAAGGTTTCCCCTCAGCTCGCATTTGACAACAAGTTTTCTTTACTTGAATAGGGATTACTTTACTCATCAGTACCCCCCTTTATAGTTTTAGTTAAGATTGATAATTTTACTGCTCCAGCCTGAAGTAATATGACACCACCAAATTTTCTCCTGAGTAGAATTCATAAGCCTAAAGCTGAAGCCGCTGGGCTCCCAGCAGTAAAGCGGTGCAAGCCATTCTATGTTATTGCCGGTTACCTTTAGCAACATATGCTTTTGTCCTCTATCCCACGCTGCTTGTAGCTCCTCATATGGCGTAACTTTGTATTCGACAATAAACGCTGTGTCTAGTGCGGATGGTACATATTTACCATCGATAACGCGTACATATTTACCGTTATCTTTCGTACTCGGGGGCGAAATTCTGGCGTCTAGTGATTCATGCTTGACGTATTTCGTCAACTCAGTGCGGATTAATCTAATAAGTGAGGCTACAGTTTGTTTCCCTAAATACTCTTTTAACATAGTAGCCTCCTTTCTATACGTCATTAATGAGCGTATTCCACAGATTTTCAACGTCAGATTCAGACATTTCCTTAACATTAGGATCTTTCTCATCATAATTATCGATGAGTGTCTCACCGTTAATAGACGGAAGATTCTTCAGTTTTGTATAATCTATAGATTTGTCTTCCATAGACAAGCTTGTTTCCGCAGCCATATTGAGACGCCACTCATATTCGTTAATCAATTTATTAGTAGATTCAATAACAGCTGCGCTAAGCGGCGGATCGAACAGGAGTTTTACTTTGAGGTATACGTAAGACTTTACCGCTTGAAGTTTAGTTGCATCTTCAATAAAGTCGCTCCAAAGAGCAGTATCATCTTCAATAATAAAACCTTCGGAAGAACCGACACCAAGCTGAGTAAGCGTCATAAATACAGAATTAATATGCATAATGATATCATCATCGAATTGTACATATTCTTTACCGATACCAAGTAGCTTTTTAATTGATGTCAGTATGCTATCCATATCAGTTCTCCTTTACAGGCTTGCGTCTACGAATTTTCGCATGCAGTAACCTTCAATACCGACTGCAGTACAGACATAGAACCATTCGTTAATAGATTTGTCTACATCGATTTCGATCTCAGAAGCTGCATCTAGCACGCAAACCACTTCAGCATCAGAATTGGGATTTGCTCTAACATTAAGCTTTGTGCAATTTACTACGACACCTTTTACAGCCTCCGGTAGAGCAACTGTTTCCACAGTCTCTTCTACCAGAGCGATCTCAGGAGTCTCGTTGATAACAGGTTCTTCAACAATGGTCTCTTCAATAACCGGTTCGGAAACATCGATTACTACTTCCTCTTCAACCGGCTTGTTTTCTTTATCTTTCTTATTATTGGAATACTGAGTATAATTATGTTTAGACATTTTCAGTTCCTCCTTTTATCCTTGTTTCCAAGGACATGTGTCATTTTGTGTACGCTCCATCGGAGCTTTTATTAATAAATTTTCATCGCCATAATGTATCGCATTATGCGTATTATGGACTGTACAAATTAGAAATTCGGGGTCGAAAATCCAATCGCGTTCTTTTACGATATCGTCCATCGTAATCGGATTCATATGGTGAACTATGACTTTACCGAATATCTCACGACCCTCTATACCTAAATCGCAACCGTTATCTCGAATAATTACAATATCTCGAACTTTCTTCCATCTCGGATTACGTTGGTATAACCGCTGATTAATAAATCGATCGTAACCAAAGGTCTCTTTACCAACTTGTCCGCCGAGTTTTAGATATCTAAATCGTTCTTCAAACGTTGGGAGTGTGATCAACTCGGAATAGGTTCTAATATTCATATTCATCATCACCATGTCCGCCATATCTACGCATAGCTTTAAGCGCTTCTTCGTAAAGCACTTTGATTTCCTCAGCATTTGCAAGCGCTTTAGTTTTAGCCGCCACAAGCTCGTTTTCCAACCTGAGCCGTTCTTGCTCGAGTTTTGCTTTAGATGAGACTAGCTTGAGAAAATGCGTAGTTTCCTGAGACGAGGCCGTACCGTCTCGTAAGCGCTGTTCAACAAGATCCATGGCTAACGCTGCCATTTGACTTTCTCTTGTTTCTGGATTTAAAGCCGGTCTTAACTTAGGCATTGAATTAGAATTCGCGGCTTTAGTTTTCGCCATCGTGTACTGCCTCCTCTCCATTTTGAATTTTATGCAGATTTACACTATAGCTGTGATATCTTCCGTTTTGGGTAACTCTGCTTCGGTCACTTCATGCCATACCGTATGGTCAGCTTCAGCAGGAAGTACAACAGTCTTGCCATAGGTCTCACCATCGGTTAAATACATACCATCATCAGCTGTGAGAATCCGCTGTTCTACAATTTGTGTTTTCATACTTCCTCCTTAATAAACCAGTGTCCAGTTTTTAGCTGTGGCAGCTGTCTTCTGCGATTCTGTCAGCTTAGCACCAACAGTTGCGTGCAGCGTCAATGTCTGCGCCGTTGCGCCTGTCAAGTCTGCCAATCCGTCAATGATAGATTGGATAGAAGCATCGGAAAGTACGGGCGAATTTTTAAACGAGATTGCTTTGGTGTTGTCGTTATAAATACTTCCTATTGTATTTTCCTTAAACCGAACTTCCAAAAGGGCATACGCATCAGAAAACATACTGTTTGTATTCACACACGCACTCATATCGATTTCGCCCAATATGGTGTGTAGTTTTGTACTAGAAAAGCAACTGTTTGCGTAATTCGGTTTAAGACCGCCTGCGCCCCATTCGGTAGCGTCAACAATTTCAGTAACATCGTTATTGAAAGCAAACTGGCAACTTGCCGTAACGTTATCTATATTGCCTTTTAGCGTTACCTTTCGCACTCCGGTTGCAAATCGCACAACTCTGTCTAAATTATCATTGAAGTTTGGAATGTTCAACGTCAACTCATATCCATCGGGAAATTTAGCACTATTGAACATCCAACTGATATTGGTGGCATACTGGAATAAGTCCTCTGTAGCAGCGCCGCCGCCAGCCTCTTGACCAGCAGTGTATCCAGCTTCATAAACTCTATCCAGATTTTGTCTTAACGCTAAAGTCTCTTCCTTAACAGTTCCTGCCATTAGCTACCACCTCCGATTAGAGATGCGGCATACTCATTCAGAGAAGCAAGGACCTCGGCCATATCACTCTCAACCATTCCAGCGATTTCGGATTTAGCTTCGTCGGTAAGAACATAACTTTCGAACATCTTAGTCGTGTCACGATTGTATTCGGCTTCGATGGTGACACCGGGAGTATCTGTGAAGAGAGTCATGGTGGGAGATACAGATGTTAAAATACAAGTGCCGTCAGAAGAGGGCGTATAGACAGCGCCGTTATACGGCTCGATGTTTATGTCTTCATCATCCAATCGAACCTGCGCTCGAATTTTATAATTAGTGAACGTAACAGGATCGTCAGCACCGATATAGATCCAAGAATTAGACAATATAGGTCTAAAAGACCCGTATACTTTTTGGCTCGTCCTATCGACAGGAAGGGAAACCGAATACCAATTTAATGTAGACTCGCCAGGATTCATGCTGCCCAAATAAAACACGTTGGTGATACTTTCAGCAGTAAGAACTCCACCTATATGTTCTACCGTCAATACTCCGTCACAATTCGTTCCGATATTAAGACGATTCATATATTCAGAGAATCGTATTGAGAAGTTTTTCTGAGTAGGAGTTCCGTTTATGGTAAATATCTGTGTGCCCGCATCATACGCGACCGTTATACCATACAAAGATAACGTAAAAGACTGCGAATATCCCAGTATGTTTTTACCACATCCGATAACTTTCAACGTAGTCGGATCTATATAGGGCTCGTACACAGTAGCAATAGTTCCCTTTTCGATTTGAATATTTTCAATTCGACATTCACCCGAAATGTCTTTGTTATAACCATAGAACACAAATGTCGAATCTAACATTTTCTCGGTAATGGTCTTCGAAGCACCAAAGTCCCAGCGAACATTCGCACCACTTAAATAGAGATACGCGCGACCCTCAGCTTGGGTTGTAGCAGACAGCGTATAGGTTTCACCAACTGTTAAATCGCCACAGACTGCGCGTAAGGTATCATAGGTTCCGCAGTAGCCGTTATTTGTCGCACTAGAATATACAACCACAGTACCATTACCGGTTTCGGAAATGTACGCATAATCTGTATTAACCGCTGTCGTGTTTACTTTAGAAGCGTCAAACAGATTCTTACCATGAATAAAACACTTAGCATCATGCTCGATTGGGCTTACATCGTCGACTCGGATTACTTCACCAGAGACATTACCCTTAATTGCAGATGCATAGGAATTCTTGATATGGCCGGAAGCATCCAGGGCCTGATTCTTAGTCTCTTCAGCAGCAGCTGCTACAGCCTGAGTATTCTCGTATAGAGTCTGCATTTCTTCGGCCTGGACATTAATCTGTTCGACAGTAGCCATCCGAAGCAGAAGTTGAGTAACTTCATCAGGATAATTCAGAGCCGGATGTTCTTCGGATTCCATACCAGCGGAAATGTAGCAGTCCTGATTCAGTTCGGAATTCCAATGACGCTCCTCGTTACCCTCGGTGTCGGTCTTCATTACACAAACGAGGAATGCTACGGTACCGGGTATCTCTGTCACGTTACGAGAGATCGTCCAATCGAAGTGCATGATCTCGCCATCTGCTCTAAGATTATCCACGGGATAACGATCCATATATCCGTTAGACAGTCGGTAGTTAACATAGACAGCCATCTTAGACATATCCCGATCATCCCAATAACGAGGACAGTCGAATGTTACAGTCTCCATATTATGGTCATACTGAACGCCGAGTCTTTTTAGATTTTCGGGAACTGTGATGAATCTATCGCCACCTACGACGACGTGCCCTTCGGGATCAGGCTGTGCCACAATATTCTTTAATAGTTCATTGGCAGTTGCCATGTTAGTACACCTCCTGTCTCACGTAAATTTTATTTGTTTCGATTTGATAGCCGGGAGCAGCACCGATTACGGACACCCCGAACTTACTTCCTGTTAATGCTTCGGGCGGGATTGTGCAACAGTTGTTTTCATCTAAACATTTTGCATACTCTTGCTCTTCAATCCAGAATCTAGCAATCTTGGTAGAGCACTTACTCCACTCTTTTTCTGAAAACTCAAACTTCGCTTGAAGATAACCAACCGATCCAGCTACTAAACAGCTAAAATCGCATCCCATCTTCTTTGTCAGACGCTGTTTTGATACATTAAATTCTAGTGTTCGCAAGGTTATACCCCCTTTCAACTTTGTATCGAATGAGTTATATGAGTTTTTACTATAGTTTTAAGTAGCACTTAAATGAACTTACAGAGCCAGTTCTTACACATCACTTGAAAGGAGAGGAAAAAATGAACATTTAGGAGGTGGACACTTTTTGACAGACAAGACGTCTGACCCTGTAAGCTCGTTTAAGTACTACTTAGGTCCTTTGGGGAAACCCCGAATTGTTTTTTACAAAAATTCCTCCGGGGAATTTCCGAGG